ACTTATTTATAAAAGTTAGAAAATATGGCTCATAGCGCGTGTCTGGCAATATCTCAACTGGATAGGCTTTAGTGATGCCGTTTTGCGTTATCTGTACCTCATCTGTGCCATAAACAGAATCGAAATCATCATAGTACATTTTAAAAAATATCTTTGCAAAATCTCTGTTTTCAACAACCCCCCCATCTGCAATAACTCTATTTTCAAAATCATTGAAGTAGTTTGTAGAATTGACAAATAAGGCATTCGTTGATTCAATAGGTATCGCTTGGTTGAAATTAGACGTCAAAATAGTGGAATCTTTTAACGTAACACCTCGTCTTTTAAAGACAATTCGTGTGTCGGAATCCACGAATAAAGGAACCTTTACAAAACCATCTTTAGGTCTATAAAATTTTGCGTTTGAAAATGAGCCTATGTTGGTTGGGGTTAATCCGTCTTTCAAATATCCGTACCCCGCTATGGCTAGGAATTGATGGAACGCGTCTTTTGGTTGTGCAACGCCACTTATATATCTAGTTATTTGATAGTCCACCCAAATAGAACCAACTAAAAAATAAGTCAAATCTAGGTTGAGATAGCCAGCTATTAAGTCTGATATTTCAAAAGTAACTTCATTATTTACGGCGTTTTGTATTAACGTAAAAGTTACCGCCCCACGCGAAGTTGTTTGAAATTCGCCATAAATGTAAATCTCAATAACGGCTTTTGTCAAATTAGCCTCTGATATCTCGACAAAAAATGGGCTTCGAACATTTATTTTATTAATTGCCATTATCTTTTATTTATAAATTTCTTAAAATCTGCAATATCCAAAGCATAAGCATTGACTATCTTCGTTGGTAAATTTTTAAAGGCGTTGACGTATGGGGTTGACCAAAAGTTAGTTGGCTTCAACCCTTGATAAAATATCCGCTTCTGCAACCAAAAACCAATAGTGTTATAATTACCTTTCGCAAACTGCCCCTTTTCATTCCTGAACCTTATATTCTTCCTTTTCGCCCACTCCGCTAACGGTTGCATCGGGGGCATTTTATCACGAAAGGAATATGGTGAAAATGGTGCTTTTTGCTTGCCATTTTTTACCTTCGTGGGGTCTGAACCTCGAACCCCCTTGTCTAAAAAGTTGGCAAAATAAGCCATGTATATCTTTAATAAAAAGCTATTTGGATATTTCTTAACCTCCGCCTTAAATGAATTGTACAAGCCTTTCGTTACGTTATGATTTTGACGCGTCAAATTTGCGCGCGCCTGCGTGATAACGTGCTTGGCAAATCTATTTAAAGCAACCTCAACTTCTGTCATAACATCAACATATCATTTTCAATCTCTACACTAAGGGTGCAAGTCCACCCGGCAACCGCACTGTCAAATCTATCTACAAAAGGGTTTAGCGAAGCCTCGCCTACAAGTTGTAACTTCAAACCTCCACGCTTCAACTTATCTAATAAATTGCTAGCGACCGATAGTTGGGTGTTGAAGATATAATCCTCACGGTCTTTTGAGGATAAATCCATAAAGATAATCGCCACTCTAAATATCCAAGTTGCCCCTGTATATTGCGCGTTTTCAACCATTAAGTGAGCCAACGGGAATATCGTTTGTTTCTTTAAATCAACATCATAGATATTGCCAACCGAAATGGTTTTTACAAATTTATCAGTTCTAAGTACTGATTTAATAATCTCAAGGGTGTCGTGATAGGCTTTCATTGTTCTTTTCTATTTCGTATGCTAATTTCATCAGGCAAGTATGGAGGGGAAGTTCCGTAATAGCTTCGTGTCGGAGAATGTCTCCTCCGGCAAGCTCATCAAGTTCTCTATAACTACTCCATTTTTTTGCAAATGTTGTTTCAACTCCACATCCGACTTGATATAATTCAGGATACAATTCGACAAGTCTTTTGTTAAATTCCAAAAAAAAACTATCGCCCCAAAGACCACCGCGATAGGCATCTCTTTCATTTTCTCGCTTGTTTTTGCAGTCCCTGCATAAGGCTCAATAAGATAACTATCGAAAGACTTCTTTATAATTGGTCTAAATAGTACCGCCATTGCCCTATGCATCGTCGCCCAATCATTTATGTATTTCGTCAAATCTTTGTTTTCGCCATAAGTTATTTCGTCGAGGTTTGGTATCATCCCATATTCAACGCCGTTCATCGTGAAGCGCATCTGCAAGGGGGTTTCCTCTTTGAAAATATTTGTAAACTTTTCTAAATATCTTTCGACGTCAAAGCCTTTGAAGTTATCTACATTATTGACATTTAATAATATAGATAAATACCTCTCGGGATTATCATTTTCGGGCAATAATAATTTTTGATATTGCTCTAATTTTATATCGTTTAAGTTATCAGGAACATTTATTCTCATACTTATATAACAGTTTTTTTATCTTTTTGTCATAAAATTTAATAAACATAATAATTGCCAGCGTTGGGGTTGTCCAAATGGTAGATAACATTATATCGCAAGGCATCCAAAGCGTGATTCCAATCGTCTATATACAGTTGGCTTTTCTTATCCATATAAACATAATTATTCAACTCCTTTGCAATATTTTGCGAGTTTTGCTCAACAATCAAATCAAAATCTTGCACGCGTATCACTCCACTTTCTATTGTTCCCTTTTTTACAGGCATTATATTTACGCCTGTACTCTTTAAATCCTCAATCAATCTAGGCTCGGCACTATCGGCAACTATTAACTTGTTCCCCACTCTGTTCAATATCATTGTCGATAACTCTTGCGTCTTCAAACCATTTTGGTAAATATGTTCCTTGATGTATATTTTCTTTTTGGTTTTGTCAATGGCGACTTCTACCAAAGCATCGGGGTCAGTAACAAACCCAAAGTCCATACCGCAGGACGTTTGTAAGTTATCCGGGTTGAATGGCCCATAACTCCAATTTGGGTAAACAACGCCCTCCATTTTGTCAAGCCAACCCCCCAACACAACGTGATTATATTTCAAAGGGTTGTTTAATTTCATATCCTCAAAGAAATCGACAATCTCTTGAGGTACAAACTCTAAGCAATCTAAGTAAGTGGTGTGGATATAGCAAACATTCTTTTTAATGATGTTAGACCCTTCCTGGACGCCACGCCCTAAAAAATACTTCTTGTAAATAAAGTGGTCTTTCATCGTCGGGTTGAGAATCCAAACTTTTATGTTTTTATGTTCCGAATGTGGAGGGTTGCCACGTATAGATAGCAATATTTTATCACAAATAGTTTCATCAGTAAGCTCTTCGGCTTCATCTAAAATCCATTCCGAAAAATCTTTAAGTCCTTTTAAATTAGCCGTTTGTTGGTTGCTGCCAGCTTTTAACCCTTTAAATACAATTTTAGCCTTTGAACCTTTTACCTCTATTCTATTTATTGATTTTTGGAAGTAATTATTGACGTTTAAAATATCTATTTTCTCCTCAACTTCTGCAAATATACTATCTTTTAAAGACGCATTAGTGTACCTTGAATATAGAATTCTATGATTAAAAACCAGCGCTGAATTTATGGCACTAAGGGAAACGGCAAATGATTTTTGAGAATATCTGCCACCGGTTATTATAAATATATCAACACCCTTCGGAGGGTCAAAAAGTGGAGCGAATTTATCGCTTATTTTTATTGTCATTATTATTTCTCACAAATTCAATCTTGGGAATTTGTAGAGGCTCATCATCGCTTGTAAGGTCAGTATAATTTTGGTTCAATTTCTTATGCTCCTCTTTCGTCGAACAAAGTTTATACAATGCCATAAGCCCAGTGTCTGAGTCTCGCTCAAACCATTTCTTTCGGATAGCCACCTTTATATTGATTTTATTCTTTTCAATCAATTCCTTTAAGTCGTTTGAATTGTTTGAACCTTCGGGGAAGTGCAGGTAAAAAGTAGACTTGGCGCACCCTAGATTAGCGCAAACATCTTCTATAAACAAAAGTTTGTTTTTCTCAATTGCTTCAATTGCTTTTTGCTTTAAAATTTCAGTATCGTATCCCATTATATTTCATTATTTTCAATATAGCTTAAATCTAATTCAGGGTAATTTGCCTTTATATTTTTTGGATTACCCTTGTAAAATACTAAAACATTTTGATGTTGTTTACCAACTTTTCTACTATTCATATATCTTCCTGCTCTCATCATTAGACTACCCACTGCATTGACTAAAATCATTTCATTATAAAGTATAACTCCACAATTCCAAAACGCCATAATTGTTTCTGAAACAAAATTTCTATAAAAACCTTTTTTATCTCTAACATCCCCAACTACAAAAACAGCAAACCTATCTTCTTTTAGAATTTCACACGACTTTTTTATAATCTCACGATATGTATTTAAAAATTCTAGATAAGGCATATTAGATATATCTTCTTTTGCATCTGAATACACCTCCAAACCAGCATAAGGAGGGCAACTAAAAATCATATCTGCTTTATAGTTTTTTGCTATTTTATCAATTTCCAAACTATCTCCAATATTCCAAACAGGATATAACTCTGCATCTTGCAATATTTCAACCGCATTACTTCTATTTGCAATTATTTGTTTTTCGCTTAAATCATTACCTAAATATTGAAACCCCAATTTTGCAGCTACAATTCCACGAACAGAACCACCAGCAAAGGGGTCAAGTATTTTACCATTTGGCACATTAAACCATTGATAAGCTAATTCACAAAGCACAGGGTCAAAGATTGAAATATTATTAGAAATAGAAGCAAAATCATCAACTATTTTTTTTGTAAAATCCGAATAATTTTCCCTGCTACCACCATGATTAATAAATGTTGCATCCCTGCCTTCCTCACTTTTAATACCTAAACTTAACCAATAATTTTTTCTTTGTTGCCACACACCTTGCTTTGTATCTAAAACAGAAAAAGGAGGTATAATAAACCTATCAGATAGTTTTTTATTTTGTTCTTTTTCTTCAACATCAAATACAGGAACGTCCAACCCCCAATCTGAAAGTTCCTCTAAATCCCATTCCATTTTTAATAACTCCCAATCGTGTTCGCCAAACCCCACGTTGTCGGCAATGATAAACCGTCTAGCTTCATCTTCGGTTAAATCAGATGCTTTCTTTACCCAATCATCGGGGATTTCTTTATAGCCAAGTTTTTTTAATGCTTTTAACCTCATATTCCCACCTAACACAATGTTATCAGCATTGATAACCATTGGTCTTAGGCTCATCATCTTTGGAAATTCTTTTATGGATTTAACAAGTTTATCAAACTTATCATCAGCGATTTTACGAGGGTTGTTGGGATTATATTTCAGCTCATTTATAAGCATCAAACACACTTTTTAAATTGTCAATAACATCTTTTATGCAGGGAGAGCAGTTTGTTACCTGTTGATTTTTTTTAAAAACCCGGTTGTAAATAGGCAAAAAATCTCGTTGCTCATCCATACTAATAACTGGACGGTCTTTTGAAAAGAACACTTTTAAATAATTATATTCCTTTTCAGTTAAGCAATTTGGTTTAAGATAAGGGAACATTTTATTAAGATAGTCCTTTCTTTTTTCACATCCGCAGTCAATGCCGGTAGCTTTTGAAAATAGCTCGACTGCCTTTTTTATTCCTGTTTTTTTGGTTACTTTTTCGATAGAATCACCAAGCCCCTTTTGCATAATATCTTGTTTTTACACTTTTTAATCGTATGATAAAGCGAACCTCGATTTATATCTAATTCAGAGGCTAGCTTTTTTATTGATAAATTGGTATTTTTATACAGGTTAAATAAATTCTTTTCATACCAATTCCAATTTTCTATTTCAGTGTCCACAATATTCAAAACCTTTGCATAATCTAACTCTTCTGGCATAGTATCGTTAAATGGCAAATCTTTAAAGTCCGGACTATCTAACCTTATAAAATTTTTTCTTTTGTTGAAATTTTCGATAATTATAGTTTTCAAAGCCAAATGTACATAAAAATTATTAATAACATCATTTTTTATTATTTTTTTTTCGTCGACGTATTTATAAAGTTTCAAATACATATCCTGAACCACATCTTCGGCTTCATCGCCAGCCCCCAACTTTCTAGCTACCTTAATCCATAAATTATGTTTTTCAGCTAACTTATTTAACATCTTGTAAACAAATGGCATCGAAACCAAGCTCTTTTAATTCTTCAATTCTATATTTTTGCAACGGCTTGAGAGTGTCTGTTGCCTCTTTGCATTCTATAAATAATGGAGGTTCCCCCGCTTTCAAACACAGTAAATCGGGGATTCCATTTTTGTTGGTCTTTATCAATTTCAGTACAAAATAGCCTTGAGCCTCAAAATATTTTATTTGTTTTGTTTGGAAAATTGATGCCATAATCAGATTTAAACATTCTAAGATTATAATTTTTTTTGTTTTTTACGGCATCGTAAATTTTATCTTCGATTCCGCCTTTCGAAAATACAAAAAAGATTTCATTTAACAATCTATTTTTTGTGGTTAATCTATCACGACTTTGCCAATAGCTTACCGCTGAGAAGTCTATGTTATAATAAACTAGTGCTGACGCGAGTTTCAAGCTGATTCCCTCACGCCCTGATATTATTTGTAGGGCAATATTTTTATTAGAATTGTCAAATTCTGACAAATTATTTGTTAAATTTTCTCCAAAAACCGTCTTCAAGGCGTTAAATTCTTCTTTAAATTTATAAAAAATCGCGATTTTTTTATCTTTAAAATGATTTTTTATAAAATCAGCCTTAGTAAAATCTAACACTTTCGAGTTTCCACTCTCAAAAATCACAGTCCCGGAGCAAAGTTGGTGCAATTTATTTTGCAATTTCACGGCAGTGTCGGCTAAGATAACCTCGTTTTTACCTTTTACAACCCTTTCACGTATCAATTTATTACAAAGAGGTACTAACGTGGGAGGGCAATACAATACAGTCTCATTTATTTTTGTTTCAAATTTGGCGTCTTCCTGGCTAAAACGGATTAGATAGGGGTCGATAATCGGGATTATTTTATTAAAATCGGCTTGGGAATAGTCATTAACAATAGCATAACCTAGATTCCGCTTTTTTATGTTTACGAAATTATTCGCCCACTTGTAGAAGTTAGGTTCCTCGAATGGCGACCTGTCGGAGACCCAAAACTGATGATACCATTGGGAGTTGCTTTCCGGGGCGGGCGTTCCCGATAGGAATATCATCGGCAGATTTCCAAACATATTTTTGAACATTTTTGCTGTAACATTTGGTTTGGGAAACGCCCCGAAGCGGTGGTGCTCGTCGTGAATGACTACGTCAAAATTGCCTTTGACTTTATGAAGACTTTCGTCATTTATTACTGTAAGCTGATATTTATAATTAAAATCTTTATAATCTTTTAAGATAGATTTTATGGCAATTTTTTTTGTTAGAAATAAAACATTTTTATAATTATTAAGTTTACAGGCTTCGAGGGCCATTAGCGTCTTGC